AGAACGTCAATATAACCATTCATTTGCATTAGCTGAGTCGCTGTTTTTCTGCTTGTATCTTCGACTAATAGAACCATATCCTTTGGTATACTACATTCGTCCAAAGCCCTTCTGATAATTTCTGCCAAGCATATATTGGAATGAATAGCATCTGAGCCGCCTCGCAAAATACTCACATTTCCCGATTTAATACAAAGTGCAGCAGCATCAACAGTAACATTTGGTCTTGACTCAAATATAATTCCAATTACTCCTAAAGGGACTCTTTGCTTGATAACATTAAGCCCGTTAATAAGCGGACCACCACCGATTATTTCACCGACAGGGTCTTTTAGTGCAATTATCTGACGCACTCCCTCAGCCATTGCTTCTATTCTTTTGCTATCAAGCCTTAATCTATCCATCATTGAAACAGCCATTCCATTTGACTCGGCATTTTTCAAGTCAAGCTGATTTTGTTTGATTATCTCTTCAGTGTTTTCAATAAGCAGCTGAGCCAAACGTTCTAATGCCATATTCTTATGTGAAGTCTTTAAGTCGCTAACGGAATTTTTTGCCAGCACTGCCTTTTTGCATAGTTTTTCGATATAGCTTGAACCTTGAACCGCTAAAATTGAAAATGCCTGTATTTACAAGGATTTCAGGCGGTTCAACCCTTTGTTTCGGGTTCAAACCTTGAAGGTTGAACCTTATGATTTATCGGGGAAAGGGGCTGATGAAAAATGTACTATTCGAATATAGCTGAAGAAAAGCTTGAAAATATCAGATGTGATATTCGGCATTGCCGGGAACAGATTGAAACCATCAGAAGTACGCTGACAAGAACGAATATTGAATTAAGTCATGACCGAATTCAGAGTTCCCCTAACCCTAATCGAACGCTTGATGGAATAATCCGCATTATGGAATTTGAAAATGAACTTTCAAGACTTATTAGAGAAGGAACGGAATTCATCAGTCAGCTTGATTCAGAACAGATGCGAAAAGTTTGTATTCTGTTTTATATACGGCAATTAAATATTTGCGATATAGCCCGAAAGATGAAATATTCTAAAAGGCACATTTACAGACTATTGCACGATGCAACGGTTCAACTATCGGAACAAAATTGAAGTTCAAGGTTCAAGGTACTTGATTTATGTCACAAGTTTTAGTATAATTCGTTACAATAGTATAATTGATTTCAAAACCCGCTTATCAGGCGGGTTTTCTCATTTTAGTATTTATTAGTATCATCACCAGCCGGGATAAAAGGGTAACCGTTAGAAAGCTTATAGGTCACTCCTGCCTATGGCGTTACCCTGTCCCGGTTCATTTTAAGAAAGGGGTGTTGCCGGATGGCGAAGTTGACAGCAAAACAAAAAGCCTTTGTTGCCGAATATCTAATTGACCTGAACGCAACACAAGCGGCGATTCGGGCGGGATATTCGGAAAGAACCGCTGAACAAATGGCGTATAAACTAGTTCAGAAAAGTTCAGTTCAGGAAGCAATTCAGGAAGCGATGAAAAATCGTGAGCAAAGAACCCAAATCACGCAAGATAAAGTTCTAAATGAACTTGCTAAGATTGCTTTTGCTAATGGAACTGATTTCGCTTCCCTTAAAACTGGAACGAAGAAGGAACAAGTATGGAACGAAGAAACCCAAGAGTATGAAGAAGTCGAAGTTGAAAAGCAATTTGTTCAATTCGTTGATACTGATACCCTTCCCCCGGATAAGAAGGCGGCTATTGCGGCAATTAAAGAAACCCGGTATGGCATCGCCGTTGAATCATGCGATAAAGTGAAAGCCCTTGAATTACTTGGAAGGCATTTGGGAATGTTCAATGACAAAGTTAAAATTGAATCCGATGTGACATTGGTCATTCACGATGATATTCAAGAGTAGGTGAAACCATGGAAAGACACATTTCACTGAATGAACTTGTCGGCAAAGGATATAAAGACTTCTGGCATTGGAAAGGGCGTTATCGGGTAGTAAAGGGAAGCCGTGCATCCAAGAAAAGTAAAACAACAGCCCTTTGGTTTATTGTGAATATGATGGTGAATCCCGAAGCCAATTTGCTTGTAGTGCGTAAAGTCTTTAGAACTTTGAAGGATTCTTGTTTTACGGAATTGAAGTGGGCGATTGGGCGGCTTGGTGTGCAAAGTCGGTGGAAGGTTACAGAATCCCCACTTGAAATGACATACATTCCAACAGGGCAAAAAATATACTTCCGGGGCTTGGATGATTCTTTGAAAGTCACTTCCATTACTGTTGAGGTCGGAAAACTTTGTTGGATGTGGATTGAAGAAGCTTATGAAATAGCAGACGAAGAAGCTTTTAATATGCTTAATGAAAGTATTCGTGGTGAAGTACCGGAAGGATTATTCAAACAAATAACCTTGACCTTTAACCCATGGAATGAACGCCATTGGTTAAAAGCAAGGTTTTTTGATAATCCCGATGATGAAACGCTTGCCAAAACCACAAATTATATGTGCAATGAGTGGCTTGACGAAGCCGATATAAAAGTTTTCGAAACCATGAAGAAGAACAATCCCCGAAGATATAAAGTCGCAGGACTTGGGGATTGGGGTATTGTTGAAGGCTTGATTTATGATAATTGGGAAGAAAAAGCGTTTAATCATCAATCTGATGAATTTAAGAAAGCGCATCCCAATATTAAAAGCGCGTTTGGGCTTGACTTCGGATATACCAATGACCCTTCAGCCCTCTTTTGTGGTTTGGTTGATTTGGATGCCGCTGAAATCTATGTGTTTGATGAACTGTATGAAAAGGCATTAACTAATAAAGCACTTTTTCAACGTATTCATGAACGGGGATATGCTAAAGAGAAAATCAGGGCTGATTCTGCTGAACCCAAAAGCATTGATGAACTTCGGGAACTTGGGCTATACAATATCAGACCCGCACGAAAGGGAAAGGATTCAGTAAACAATGGAATCCAATACATTCAAGGTTTCAAAATCTATGTGCATCCCCGATGTGTAAATTTCCTTACCGAAATTGGAAACTACACTTGGGATGTTGACACAAAAACAGGTGCAAAGCTGAATAAACCGGTTGACGATTTCAACCATCTTCTTGATGCTATGCGCTATGCAATGGAAGATTTCTTGAAGGGTGAAACCTTCAGTTTTGATTGATTTTGTTGTTATTAGTATCATGTTAGTAACAAATATCCTTCAAACACTTGGAAAGGACTGAACAAGCCATGTTTGATTATATGAATATGATTGCTTTTGGGGCAAAGTCAGCTATGACCGAAAAGCAGTTTTTTGAAATGGAAATCAAGAACTGGAAGAAGTCAAAAGCAAGGGCTGAACAAATTATCGGGGAAGATTATTACCAAGGGCGGCATGACATTCTGAAGCGAAAAAGAACTGTTATTGGTAAGGATGGCTTGCTTCAGGAGGTTGAAAATCTTCCCAACAACAAATTGGTGGATAATCAATATGCAAAGATGGTTGACCAAAAAACCAATTATCTTCTTGGTCAGCCCCTTACCTTTGATACCGACAGTGATAATTACGAAAAAGCATTGAAGAAAATATTCAACCGCAAGTTTCACAGACTTCTTCAAAACATTGGTGAAGATTCGTTGAATGGTGGTATCGGTTGGTTATATGTGTTCTATGATGAAAACGGTGAATTCAGCTTTAAGCGGTTTGAACCGTATGAATGCCTTCTCTTTTGGAAGGATGCCGAACATACAATTCTTGATTGCTTGGTTCGGGTTTATACCGTTGAAGTTTATGAAGGGCAAGTTCTTAAAAAGATTGAGAAAGTCGAAATTTACAAAGAATCCGGCATTGAACGCTATGAATTGACTTCTTCGGGAACGCTAATTGAGGATGTGGAAAACTCATCTTCGGATTATATGGTGGATGCTGAAGGTAACGGGTACAATTGGGGTAAAATCCCTATCATCCCCTTTAAGTACAACAATAAGGAAATCCCGCTTATCCGCAAGGTGAAAAGCCTTCAGGATGCAATCAATGTGACCCTTTCGGACTTTGAAAACAATATGCAGGAAGATTCAAGGAATACCATATTGGTTATCAAGAACTATGATGGTCAGAACCTTGCTGAATTCCGGCATAACTTGGCAACCTTCGGGGCGGTCAAGGTGAAAACCATTGATGGTGCTGAAGGTGCTGTTGAAGCCCTTCAGGTTGAAGTGAATGCTGAAAACTATAAGGGCTTGCTTGAAATCCTGAAGAAAGCCCTGATTGAAAATGCCATGGGCTATGATGCCAAGGAAATCAGGCTTGGGGGCGGTTCACCAAATCAAATGAACATTCAATCCATGTATAATGACATTGATTTGGATGCAAACGGTATGGAAACCGAATATCAGGCTTCTTTTGAAGAATTGCTTTGGTTCGTTGATGCTCACCTTGCCAATACCGGGCAGGGTGATTTTTCGAATGAAGATGTTACAGTTATTTTCAACCGGGATATGATGATGAATGAAGCTGAAATTATGACCATGCTTTATCAGGGCGGGGTGCAGATTTCTAATGAAACCCTGCTTGGTCAAGTACCGTTTATTGACGATGTTTCCGGCGAACTTGAAAGAGTGAAAGCCGAAAAGCAGGAAGCCATTGATGAATATGCCAATAGCTTTCCAAAGCTTGACCCTTTCGGCGGGGGTGAAGGTGATGATGAATGAAGAACCGGGATTATTGGCGCAGACGGTTTGAAATCCTTGAAGCATCAGCAGTAAACAAAGGGCAAGATTATCTTCTGACCCTTGACCGGGAATATAAAACTGCCATGAAGAATGTTGAAGCTGAACTTTCAAAATGGTATCAGCGGTTTGCAGGGAATAACGGAATCACTTTAGCTGAAGCCAAGCAATGGCTAACCAAGGGGGAATTGGCTGAATTCAAATGGTCAGTTGAGGAATACATCAAATACGGTCAGGAAAATGCCCTAAATCAACAATGGATGAAACAGCTTGAAAACGCATCAGCCAAGGTTCATGTTTCCCGCCTTCAAGCCCTTCAGATTGAAATGCAACAGAAGATTGAAGTTCTGTATGGTAATCAGCTTGATGGGATTGATGCTTTAGCAAGGAAGATTTACACGGAAGGTTATTACCATACCGCCTTTGAAGTTCAGAAGGGTTTTAACATTGGATGGGATTTGACCCCGCTGAATCAGAAACAGCTTGACCGGGTTGTTACCAAGCCTTGGACATTGGACAAGGAAACCTTCAGTGACCGCATTTGGAAACAGAAGAATGCTTTAGTTAACCGGGTACAAACTGAAATGACCCAATCACTACTTCGGGGTGATTCCCCGGATAAAGCAATCAAGGGTATTGCAAAGCAGTTTGATGTTTCCCGAAAGCAAGCCGGAAGGTTGGTAATGACCGAATCGGCTTATTTTGCATCCGAAGCCCAAAAG